TACGATTATACATTAGTGATTTTTTACCAATATATTTTTTTCCGGTTGGAATATGAGTTGTTTGATAAATAAATCCGAACGCTCCTTCAGGAAGGTCAGAAATTTCGTCTATTTGTTTGTCTAAGAAATACCACATAACCCTTAATGTACAAAAAGTATTTTAGGAATCCCAGCGAACTACAAAAGTAGTATCTGTTTCATCTGATGCTCTAACAGGTTGGCCTAATTTTCCTACTACTAATAATTCATTATCTTCATTATATAAACCAATTGTTGTAACATACGGTTTAAAAAGTGAACCTGTTGCAAAATCTGCTAATTCGTCTGAGTCTTTAGATCTAATCTTTCTTGCTGATATATTCATAGTGTCATTAAATTCATGTTCATCAATAGTACATTGATATTCGTGTTCATAAATTAAATGAGAACCCTGAAATTGTAAATTAACTAATCCACTAGCTATATTTGCAAGACTTACTACATATCCCGGGTGTGTAAATGTTACAAAACCATTTCTATGAAAAACATTACCTACATAAGGAGAACCATTACTACTACTATAATGATTTAATATTTGAGTATCTGTTAGTGCTTTATTGTATATATTTATTTGGCTTAAAGATCCAGATAAAAAATCCGTGTTTCCTCCTTTATTACCAATATAAATATTAGCTTGATTTTGTGTATGATCTATAGTGCCATCTGACCCCGAACTTCCTAATCCTATACCATTTATAAAAAGTTCCATTTGAGAAGAAGAAACTCTACAAGAAATATGATTCATTCCTAAAGGTAAAGAAGAACTTATAGTTGTAGTTATCCTACCATCAGACCTTCTAAAAAATATTTCATCTTTTATAGCATATACTTCAAAAGGAAATTGTGGTTTAGCTTGTGTATCTTTTAATTGAAGAGCTCCTGATGTTTGGGTTGATATACTTCCTGCTTTTCCTTCTTCAGGTGAAGGTATTACTGTTTTTGTTGTTGATTTTGATATTAAGTAAGAAGATTCTATTTCTGTTAATGAGTGTGATATATCGGCTTGTAGTGCTATTGTAAAATCATCACTAGGATTAAAATTAAATTTATCATTATGTCCTAATTTTATTTCAGAAGTAGATCCATCAAAATCAACTGTTGGAAAATCCCCATTAAATAAAGATTGTTTAGAAAAATTAACGTTTTTATATTTTAATAAATTAAAATAATAACTATCATCAAATTCATCTCCAAAATCGGGTGTTGAATATGAAGATAAAGGATTTACTCTAGGTTTACCATCTCTATAGTAGGCTTTTTGGTCATTTTCAATTGTTATAAGATAACCTTCTATTGTATTTAAATCATATCTTTTAAACCCTTTTACGGGTCCTATATTTAAAAGATTAGACTCAATGTCTGTAATATAATTACTTGTGTTTGTTCCTTCTACTATTAAATTACCATTTGTATCTTCTACAAAACTACCTTTACTTGTTGATATGAATAAAGATTTTGGTTTAATTTCATATCCTACTAAACCATTAGGAATAGATAATATATTTAAATCTTCATATAATACTCTGCGTTGTTTAGCATAATGGTGCTCTCCAAAATTATATCCTAAACTTTTTTTACTATTTTTATAAAAAAGATGATCTAATTGATTATATTTAATAGTATTAATAGTATCATCACTAGCACTATTAGAACTATAAATATCTATAGATTCAGATGTATGTTTAGCATTAAAGTATGTTACTTGATTTGAAGCAGCAGATGCCGAAGTAAAGTTATACTGTTTGTGGGCATTAAAAGGGACTGTTGCAATGTCATTGGCTGTAAATTTTTTATACGCGTTTGCCATTTAAGGGACATTTTTTTTTAGTAATCTAATTTAACTCTAATAAGGGCTTCCTTAGTAAAATCTTTAGTAACTGGTTGACTTAATTTTGCTACTGCTACTAAATCATTATTATCATTATATAATCCTACTGTTGTAATAAATGTTGTTGGGTTATCTATAAATGAATCTACATTTACATTTCCATTAGCATCTACAAATGAAGGATTAGTAGTATAATTAAATTGGTTATTTTTAGCTCTTGCAAAATAAAATTGTGAACTTACTTTTTCTTCACTATCTACAATAAAATGAGATGCTGCTGAAATATGTTGAACTAATTTTTTGTGGTTATTATTAGCCGTGTTTGCTGATGCAGTTACAGCACATGTTTCTATTCTATGACTTATAGCATCTCCATTTAAAATTATAATTCCTGTATCTGGGTAAAAGAATCCGTAAGAACCACTAGTTGATGGTACTTGTGTTAATTGTGAACCAGACATAGTTCCTAAAGATCCTGATACTATATTAAACTGTCTACCAGCATTAGTAACTGTGGCAGATCCTGTTGTTGTTACACTATCATCAGTTAAACGTAATTCGGGTGAATTATCTGCGGTTCTTGATTGAGATATTTTTAAATCTAATGTTCCTGGTTTTAAATTATGTTTATATCTAGCTCTATTTATATTAATTACAAATATACTATCAGGAACATGCCCATTAAAGCTAAAATCTGATGTTTCATCACCAAAAACTAATTGACGGTATTGGTTGTATATATTTCTTGAAGGACTAATACCTATAGCTCCCGTATCATTAGTAAAATCTAAAGATCCAGAACCTGCTCTATGACCATAAGCTACTGCAAATTGTGCGCTTGCTGTTGATGCATTGTGATGTACTTCTATAAAATGAGCACCCGAACTTGTAGCTGTTGTAAAAACTGCTTGTGCTGAGGAAGTAAAAGATACTTGTAAATTATTTGTATTATCTGACCAAGTAGATGTTACAACTTTTTGTACATCATTTACTATATCTGAATTTTCGAATCTTATTAAATTTGCCATTTTTTATTTTTTATTATCCTAATGTAATACCTGTTTCTCCTTGGGTTGCAGATTGAGCTACTACTGTTTTATTGATTTCAACTGGTATAACCACACTAGCTCCAGTATCGTTACCTGTAACTGTTAAAGTAGTTAGTAATTTATTATTAGCACCAAATAATGTAGTGCTATTAATAGCTGTTAAACTAAATACTGATCCTCTTAAAGCTTCACTTACTGATGTTCCAACATAAGGATTTATAGTTAAAGATTTTTGTGAACCTGCTCCTGCTCCTTTAGATACAAAGTTAGAAACTAAACGTCTATCTGCTATTGTAGCTGTATATCCGCTTGGCTCTATAGCTGTTGAATTTGAATCTAAGAAATTAAGTGTATTTGGGTTAACCTGAGCTGTGGCTCCTATAGTTAATGTTATTTTAGATACATTAGCTGTTACAATTGGTAATTTAGATGTTCCTCTTGCTAAAGTGACTAATTTATGTTTCATTATATTAGTTTCATCTGGAATAGCCTCAATTAAAGGCATATTTTCGATTGCTTCTCCTGAGTATTGTGAACCATTTGGATGATTTACATTAAATAATGTGTAATCTACTTCATCATCACCTAAAGCAAATTGTGTAATTCTAAAAGAACCATCATTTCTTGATAGTAATTCACGACCTCTTTTAGTTAAAATCGCGTCTACTGTAATTGAGCTGTTATCTAAATATCCCATTGTTGTTTATTTTGTTATAAATATATATTTTTTTAAAAAGGTGTTATCTTCCTCTATCTGGTGATAGTGTATTTGTTGTTTTATTTATTAGTCCTGCTTTTTCTAAGTAAAATTCTAAGTTATCTTTAATTTTTTGATTTGTTATTTGTGGTATTAATACAAATCCATCTTCCCCTATACCATCATATAGTTCTTTTTCTTTATTAATATCTGAAATAAGTACAGGTTCTTTATCTAAAAAAGAAAGTTGATAATGAAATGAACCTGAATAGTTAAAAAGTCCTTGAGTATCTCTACCAAAGTTTGTAACTCCCTCACCTGCTAAATAAGTTAAGTAACCTGCATTACCAAAGGTAAAATTTGGAGCAGATGCAAAATTGGCATAAAAGAAAAATGTAGTAGGAAGACCAACTAGACTAGCATTAGTTAAGTCTATTGGTATAGTAGTATTATTAACTATAACAGGATGAAAAGGTGAATCAGGATTTTTTCTTTTAAATTTAGTATTGTGGTTAACAGATTGACTTACTGTTCCGTAAAAATTCTCGTTTGTTTGCCCTTCAAATATTGATATTTTTCCACCCTTTAGTGTTAAAAAAGGAATACTAGGGGTAAGAGTTCCCGATGTAATAGTTAAAATATCACTATTAGCATCTACTTCAAATGTTCCTATACTTCTTTCATCCTTAAATTGACCTTTTGCAAAATCTTTTTCTCCTTTTAGTAAAGTTAAATGTAATTCAGTAGTTGTAGAGTTTTCTCTAAGAAAATCTAAAGTTCCCCCAGTTCCACCTATAAATCTACTAGCAGAAAAATGAACACTACCAGTAAGTTTTTCATTATCAACACCCAAACCATTATCAAAAGTAGAAAATGTTCCTGGGGTTATATCATAACGTTCTTGATTATCGTCATAATTATAATATTGTTCTGTAAATTTATTTTTTATAACACTTGAAGATAAATAAGTAGGGTACATGGGTTGTAATAAAGAATTACCTCCATTTGATTCACCACTACCATATATAAATATTAATTCTTCTAAATTAATAGTATTACCTCCATTGATTCCTTGGAATTCACCAGTAAATCCTGTAGTTAATGATAATTTAGCCTCGGTAGGATCACCATGTTGGCCCATGTCATATGGTCCTGAGTCAAAAGTTCTTAACAACCATCCTTTATTAAACTTAACAAAATATTGAGAATTTAAAGAGTTTTGTATAGATTTATCTAATAGTTTTAAACTAAAACTAGAATTTGTTGGTAAATTACTAGTTATAAATCTTTGAAAAGATCCAGAAGATTCCGAATTTGAATCTATAATTTGTATATTTTCATTATCATTATCAATAATTAATATTTTATCTATTTTAATATAAGAATGTTTATTTATAATAGTATATTGTGGGTCTTCATTTTCAGCACTTATTAGAGTACTACCTATATAAAGTGCTGTAGGTTTTGATGTTACAACTGGATTTTTACCAAAAGAAGTATCCCCATCAATAAATTCGTTAATTTTTTTTCCTGTTAATTTAGATCCTTCATATCTAGGTTTTTTCCACCCATCAAGATCTAAAAGAGAATCATTAAACTCTACGCTATATTCATCATTTGTTGCCATAACTAGTAATCTGTTTCTTTTCCGTCAGTTAATTTTCGATAATACCTACTAGATAATCTTCCTTTAGTAGCATTTCCTAAAAGGATTTTTGATTTTTTTACTCCTGTTCCCGGTGTAATAGGTGCCTGAGATATATTTTGAATTTCATCTAATACATAATCATCTATATCTATAGTTATATTAGTTCCCTGTTCTTGTCTTTGACCATTACTACCAGTAGTAGTTGAAAGATTATTAGTAGTTACGACAGAAGATTCTTGTAAATTTAAACTTCTTTCTGGATCAATTCTAAAATCAAACGTTTGGTAAGATCCAGAGGTCATTGTAGTACCATAATTTACTACTGGTAATTCTCTTGCAAATTTACTTCTTTCTAAATAGTGTGGTTCAATTAATAAACCTGTTTTTAAGTTTGCTTTTGCTGGTATAAATTGTTCTACTAATTTAAATAATGTATGATCTATATATTGTATGGTTTTTATGTAATCCCAATAATTATATCTTTTTTTTACCTTTTTAAAATAAACATCTTTTATATCTTTTAAATTATTATATTGAGAAGAAGATTGTTCTGAAGGTAAAGGTGAACCTATATAATCATCTAGTCTAAAGGCACCCAAAGTATAAACTATATCTTCGTTTATTTCAGTTGTAGGTGAGAAAAATACTCCTAAATCTTCGTAATCAGGTGGTTGTCTATCTAATGTAGATGTTTCTGATTTTACTTTAATAGATAAAAGGTCATTATCTATAGTACCTTCATCAATTCTAACTTTTTCGCTTGTCATTGATATACCAACAGTGTCTGGTGTTGGATGAAAATGGTTTTGTATTGTTTCTTCCCATTCTTGAGAAGTCATAGAGCTAGATACACCACCATCCATACCTAAAAATGATATGTCTATATTAGGGTGGAAACTTGAACTGTTTTCTTGATCATTACTTCCTAAAGGTAATCTTAAAACTAAATTATCATAAGAAGATGAAATAGAATTACCACTATACATAAAAGGTTCTAATGCATGTTTTCGAAGAGTAGTATCTAATAAAAGTTCTCCAAAATAATATCTGATTTCTTGAAGTGAACCTGAATATTGTAATTCATCAATTGCATTATAATTTGTTGATGAGTTTGCAGGTACTCCTCCAAAATAAACTTGTTTAGCTCCTTTTTCTGACACCCCCCAAGTAAATTTATAATTTGCATGGGTAGAAGAAGTTGTATAAGATGAAATATTTTTATTAAAATTAGCTTGATAAGCTCCAAAAGATACTAAAGCATCAGTGCCACTTGGATCATCTTCAGCATGTATAAAAATGTCCCAAAAATTTCCATTATATATAGGAAAATGTGATGTTACTTCTACACTACTTGCTCCTCGACGTAATTCTAATCTTCCATATTGTGTTGAATCTCCTGAAGAAGATATGTCATTACCTATATAAGGTTGTAAAAGTAAATGAACATCTTGAGCTGATAAATTAGTTGTACCATCATTAGAAGAACCTGATAAACTAAATAAATGATAAGTACTATTTGATCTTAAAGGTTTTATTCTAAATTCAACTGTTTTCTTTTCTTGTTGGGTAGTGGTAAAATAAGTGTCAGCTAAAGCAGATGACCAATTTGTTTTTATAAAAAATCCTCCAGTACCCGAATTTCCTTTTAATGCTAAACTAGCTTTTTCATAAGTAAATGTTTTATAATAATCAGCTAAATCTATATCTTTTAAAGGACCTGTAACAGATGTAGCACCAGCATATTCTTTTATATTTAATAATGAGGCTGGTATCCCATAACAACTCATTAGTGCTTTAATTCCTCTTTCTGTTCCTTTAGTTTTTAAAAGATAAGGCGCATTATGATATAAACGTTTCCAAACTTCTTTTGCTATGTCTCCTTTAGGTATTGATCCAGCGTTTGAAGCTGTTACTAGTGTTTGGGTAGCAGGGGCATTATAAAATTGTTGACTTCCTGTTCCATGTCCTAATATATATTCTATAAGATTAGAATTCTCAAATTGATCAAATGTTTCTATACCTAAAGATTTAAGTTGTAAATAAACTAAATCCTTCGAAATACCTCCTATATTATCAGTATTATTTACATCTGTTATTGCTTTTATATATGTCCATATAAGATCAAAATGGTGACCTATCATATTAACAAATGTTTGATAAAAATTATTATCAGGATTATCTGTTATGTGTTTAGGGATTAAATTTGTTAATCCATATTCATTTTGTCTATCATAAAGTGAAGCTGATACTAATTGACCACCATAATTAGGAAATGCTGAATCTTCATTTCCTAGCCATGTTTTAGCAACTGAGTGTGATGTATGATACAGTTGGTAGGGGTATGAAGAAGTTTCTTTAGGCCATGTATAATTACTACCTGAAGTAAAATATAAGAATTGTTCATAACCATCAAATCCTTTTATTAAGTTTTCTATTTTTTGATTTATATCTTCTTTAGCGGTTAATACAAAAGTTGCTGTTGATGTGCTCCCTCCTATATCATTTATACCTACTATTTCTTTTTTATATCTTTCTATTAGTTTTAGTTTATACTCAAAGTTTTTTAAACGTTCAGTAGCACTACTAAAATGTACAAAATTTTCAAAATGATAAGTTTTATCTAATTCTTCCATACTTGAAGATACTGGTCTGATATAATCATACTGTATTTCTGGTATTTCTTTATTTTCAAGTTGGTTTAAAAGATTTTGATAAGATGATGTAAAATTATAATTTAAAACATCATTATATGCCTTAAAAGAAGAAGGTACACTATTATTTAAACGTACATCTATTTTAAAATTAGGACC